CAAAGCCCCCATCTTTCGCCCGCTCCGCGCTTTCCATTTGCGACGGACTCCTCATAGCTTCGCATGGATTCATCAATGTAAGGACGCATCACGCAGAAAACGGTGAATGCTTGCGGCGATAAGTCACAGGAGTTTATCTCCTCGCCATCGAAGTAACGGAACGCCGCTTTAAGCCCCGCTCCGACTTCTTCATTTGGGATTGATTCGACGGCTGCGCGTTGATGGTAGAGCATTTTCCACCAAGTCGCCCGCTTTGGTTTACCCATTCCACCCCTCCATAATTTCCTGCCCACCCATGCGCAACAATGTCTCCCCAACAGCATCGCGGGTCCGGCGCACTTCTCTAAGACGGCGATCAAGCGAGCGCAGGTACAGCCGTAGCTCTTCCGCATCGCCAACGAAATACCCCTTGTGCTCGCCGCTGGCGGCAGCGCAGATTGGGCTTTTAGCGGGGCAGCGGCTTCTTTCTATCAAGATTTTACCACGCCGACGAATGCGCGTCAAGTGTTCGACGTTCTCCCGCACGGCGCGGAGAATGCCGTTGAC